AGTAATGAATTGGCTAACCAAACTGAACAAGAGGTTGATAGACTTGACAACTTCCTGTTTCAATTTCATAATTGTCCTGGCTTTAACCCTAGCAGCAATGATCATCTTAGTGCTTTCTTATACGGTGGGACTATTAGCCTCCGCCGTAGAGTTCCTTGCGGAGTCTTTAAAACGGGTAGTAGATCAGGTCAAGTTAAAGAACGATGGGAAGAGTATCAAGTAGAGTTCCCTAGATTATTTAATCCACTTAAAGGTTCTGAGTTACAGAAAGAAGGCTTCTACTCTACAGATGAAGCTACACTTAAATCTTTAAAAGGATCATTAAAAGCTAGAGAAGCAAGAGAAATTCTTTTATTCCGTTCAACTTTAGAGAAAAGAGTAACCACATATTACAGAGGTTTACTTAATCTTATTAAAGAAATGAACTGGCCTAAAGGAATTATCTACGGACAACTAAATCAATGTGTTGCAAGAACAGGTAGACTGTCTTCTAGTAAACCTAACTTACAAAACTTTGATGGTATGATTAAAGAACTATTTACATCTAGGTATCCTTAATGTTATTACAAGCTGACGCTAAACAATTAGAGTGGGTAGGAGCAACCTACCTATCTCAAGACAAGACTGCTCTTGATGAGATATGGGCTAGTGTAGATCAACATGCCGATAATCAAGAACGCTTTGGATTACCTTCAAGACTTATTGCTAAGACCTTTGTGTTTAGATTAATCTATGGAGGTTCATCATATTCATATGCTAATGATCCTAACTTTAGAGACATTGGTAATGAAACCTTTTGGCAGAATGTTATAGATGAGTTCTATAAAAAGTATTCAGGTCTTAAACAATGGCATGATAAAATTATGGAAGATGCTAAACGTGATAGAAAACTTGTTATGCCTACAGGTAGAGTCTATGCTTATGAACCTGATATAAGATATGGTAGAGCCGAATGGCCTCGCACCAAGATCCTTAACTATCCAGTGCAAGGACTCGGTGCAGACCTTATGGCTATTGCTAGAGTTAGTTTAAGAAATAGATTGTTAAAAAAGGAAGGAGTAAAAATTGTTAATACTGTACACGATTCTATAATACTTGACTTTGATTCCAAAGTATGGGATAATATTAGTATAGTAAATTTAGTAGATAAATGTTTCAATGATATACCAGCTAACTTTAAAAAGTTATTTGGTAAAGAATTCAATTTGCCAATGCGAGTTGAATGTCAAATAGGCCCTAACTGGGGTAACATGGAGGTAGTAAATGCAAATAACAGTGATTGATGTTGGAGCACCAAATACACATGCAGCAAAGAATGGTCGAACTTACCAGTCTCTTGAAGTAACATACAAGAATGATCAAGGTCAAGCTCAATCTAAAAAGCTCATGTCATTCTCTAATCCACAAGTATTTAAAGCAGCACAAACTTGGGAGAAGGGAACACAAGTAAATGTAACAACCGAGAAAGATGCTAATGGTTATTGGCAATGGACAGGTTTAGGAGGAGACGCTACAGTGGCAGATAATAAACCAGCAGCATCAAGTAATAATTCAACAAGAGTAACAGGGAGTAACTATGAAACTAAGGAAGAACGGGCTGCTAGACAGGTGTATATTATTCGTCAAAGTTCAATCTCTTCTGCTATTGATCTCCTTAAAGATAGTAAACCTACAGTTGAGGGAGTGCTTGGAGTCGCTAGACAATTTGAGGAATACATCTTCGCAGAGAAAAAAGGTGTAGATGCTATTGTTGATCTTGAAGATGATGTTCTTTTATAACTAGATGCTAGCTCTTATAGATCAAGATTTACTTTGTTATAGGTGTGCAGCATCTGCTGAACATGATGAGTTTGCCATAGCAGTTTATCGTATTGATGAACTGCTTGACAACATCTTAACTAAAACTAATGCTACCAGTTATAGAGCTTTTCTAACTGGTCCTAATAATTTTAGAAAGAAAATATACCCAGAGTATAAAGCAAATAGGACACAACCTAAACCAAGGCATCTCAAAGATCTACAAGACTATAGTATAGAAAAACTAAACGCAGAGTTTGCTCCAGACACACTGGAAGCAGACGATGCCTTAGCTATTAACCAAACTAAGGATTCTATAATATGTTCACTTGACAAAGATTTATTGCAAGTACCTGGTAATCACTTCTCGTGGGAAATTACTGGTAAAGGATGGTCTAGACCTGATATCTTTGTTACCCAAACAGAGTTAGAAGGTCTCAGACTTTTCTATCAACAATGTTTGAAAGGAGATACTTCTGATAACATTAAAGGTGTTGAAGGTATTGGTACTAAAAAAGCAGATAAACTTTTAGCTAATTGTCAAACTGAAAAAGAAATGTTTGACATAGTAAGAACTGCTTATGGAAATGACGAAGAGTTCTTAATGAATGCAAGAGTATTATGGATTCTTCGTACTCCTACTGATGACTATCAAGAAAGATTTAATGCCAACATTCAAGAGTAAACTAGAAGAGAAGGTATGGAGTGTTCTTAAAAAACATTATCCATCTGTTAAGTACGAACCTTCTAAATATAAATTTGTTCAACCTGCTATTACCAGGACTTACATTCCTGATTTTAAAACAGGTAATGCAAGTATATATCTAGAAGCAAAAGGAAAACTAGATCTAAATACCAGAAAAAAAATGATTTGGTTTAGAGATTCTAATCCAACAATTAGAATTATATTCTTGTTTATGAACCCTGATAATAAGATTACTAAACGGAGTAAAACAACCTATGGTCTGTGGGCTACAGACAATGGGTTTGAATGGTTAGACTTTAGAAAGGATTGGCTTAATGCTTATAAAAAATTGTGTAGTAAATGATGATGGTTCTTATGACTTTGATTTCCATGTAGATCCAGATGAAGCTGCGTTCTTAATGGATCATGCTATTAAAAATTTAGTTCATAATGGTATTATTAAAATTAACTTTGATGAAATCGAACAAGAGTTAGAAGTATTTAAACAAGAGGGTGGTAAAGTATCATGAGTAAAATCTTACTATTAGATATTGAAATGGCTCCTAACGTAGCTCATGTATGGGGTATATGGGATCAGAACATTGGTCTTAATCAACTACGAGAGTCTTCTTATGTAATGTGTTATGCCGCTAAATGGCTTGGTGATAAGAAGATGGTATTTGATTCTGTTAAAAAGTCTACTCCAAAGAAAATGCTAGAAGGTATTCATAAACTATTAGATGAAGCCGATGCTGTTATCCATTACAATGGTAGACGCTTTGACATTCCTTCTCTTAACAAAGAGTTTCTTTTACATGGAATGTTTCCACCAGCTCCCTTCAAAGAGATTGACTTACTAACTGTTGCTAAGAGTCGCTTTAGATTTGTATCTAATAAGCTTGACTATGTTGCACAGTCTCTTGGTCTAGGTAAAAAGACTGAACATAGTGGTCATGAACTATGGGTACAGTGTATGGCAGGTATTCCTAAAGCATGGAAAACTATGGAAGAGTATAACAAGAACGATGTTATTCTTTTAGAGAAGGTCTATGAACGTTTTAAACCTTGGATTAAGAATCATTTAAATAGGACATTAATAGAAGGAACTGATCTATGTTGTCCTACCTGTTCTTCTAAGAGTTTCCAACGTAGAGGTTATAATATCACAGCTGCTGGTAAGTATCAAAGATTCCAATGTCGTGCTTGTGGTAATTGGTTTAAAGATAATAAAAACCTTAAAGAAAAAGGTTCAGTTAAGTTGGTAAACATATGATAAAACCTGATGCTTGGTTAGTAGAAGAACTAAATTCAAAAGGGCAATTAGTTTGGAAGATGATTGCTTTCTTTGAACCTACAGAACTATCTTGGTTTAAAGATTTAAAAACACAGAAACATAATGTAACTATAACTCCTTTATATAAAAATGAAAATGAATCAAAACATTATGAAGGTATTAAAAAGTATGATGCTAAGAGATTAGTTGAAGCAAACCCAGGATTATAGTTGACAGATTCAACGATACTTGATATAATAATAGGACAAAATTAATATGAATGCATTAAATAAACAGGTGGATGGTAATCATTACAAGAAGTTTGTAATACAACCCACTGAATTTATTCATAAAAACAATATCCCTTTCATTGAAGGTAATGTAATTAAATACATCTGTAG